TATTTATTGTTGCGAATTGCTCTGTGTTTCCATTTGTAGAAACTATACTTATTAAATTTTCTCCAGTTCCATCATACGTTGAAGCATTTGTAAGTTCTTTAACACTTGTCGGTAAAGTTAAAGTGTAATTACCACTAATAACTAAATTAACTTGCATTCCAGTCGATACATTAGCAAATGTCAATGTTGTGTTTGCTCCTAATGTTTTAGTAAATGTTGTAGCAGTTGCCCAATCTACAGATGTACCACTTAATGCTGCTGCTGTTGTGAATTCTGCACCTAATTTTGCATAAGTTACATTATCATCAGCAATTTTAGCCGTAGTAATATTTGAATCTAATATTTTAGCAGTTACTACTGCGTCTGCTGCTATTGTTAAAGCAGTTGTACCTGTAACATCTCCTGTATGTGAATCAAGATTGATAACTCCTGAAGCATAAGACAATCCTGTTCCTGCAGCACTTGAAGCTAAAGAAACTGTAACATCTCCAGTCGTGCCACCCCCACTAATTCCATCTCCTGCCGTAACACCTGTTATGTCTCCTGCAGATAAAGTTTGCCAAGAAAAACTACCATCACCATCACTAATAAGATATTGTCCTGATGTTCCATTTCCACTTACATTTAATCTTGTTGCATCTACTGCATTATCGGCAATTAATGTACTAGATATCTCACCTGTTGAAGATGTACCCAGTAAAGTACCTTTTGCGGTTGAAACAATAATACCTGTGTTTGTTAGTGTTAAACCAAGTGCATTACCTGCCCCATCTGTTAGTGCTTGTGCTGAACTATCAATTGCAGCATTATCTCCTACTTTAAGTAGTGATGTATAAGTGTCTTTTATTTTATTACCTGTTAAACTTGCCATAATTTATTTTTTATAATGATTCCCAATTTTTATTTACGTTTTCCCATTTTTGTTGATTTCTATCCCAATATTGTCTTATTTTATGAATAATAGTAGTAACATTGTTTGCCATCTTCGCTAAATTAAGTCCTAGTCCTAACATACTATTCTATATAAGCAATTACTTTTCCCGCTGCACAACTTATCGTATGGAATGTTCCATATATAATTAATCCTGCACTTAATTCTAAACTTGTTATTGCAGTATCTCCACCTGTAGCTGCATTTGTACAAGTTATTGTTGAATCTTCCATTGCTACAATTGCATTGTATTTTTCACCAACTGTACTTGTAGCACCTGAAGCTATTTGTCTTAACCCAAATTCCCCGAAAGCTGCTTTTTGATAATTTCCTGTATTATATAAATCGTTTGACATAAGTAATAATTTACTACAAAAATAATAAATTAATAATTAATGTTTCTTGCCTTGTCCTCTGTATTTTTTTTTGTAACCTGATTGACCTTTACTTGCATTTTTACTGTGACATCCAGGTCTTTTTTTCTTTGGTCTTTCAACATAAGAAATAAATACTCTTTGTGCCATTAGCTTGACTTGTTGTTAAACTTTTCAAAAGTTCTCATCCCTCCTAGTCCTAACATACCTATTAACACAGTCATTAAATGTTCCATTTGCAAAGCAGGTGGTGCTGATTCAACTCCAACATACCAAACAAGTAAATCTCTTAATACAAAGTTGTATGCTAAAGCAAATCCACAAACCCAACCAATGAATGGGCGCCATCCTGCCACAAAAATTGTTCTGTGTTTTGCTTCTTGTTCGTTAATCTGTGCTTGTAATTCAATTAACTTTTGTGGGTCAATTTCTTTTCCTTTTATAAGTTCCCTTATCTCAAGACCAAGCCCACCAATGTCATTTTTATCTGAAAAACCTAATAATCTCTTTAATAGTTTAAGCATCGTAATCTATATCTAAACCAAAGTGTGTATATGTAGAATATCCTTTACCTGCTTTTCTTTTAGCTTGATACACTAATTTTCTATTATTCCCCTTTACATAAGATACGTGAATCCAAGCAGGGTTGTTATCATCTCCTAATTCCCAAATAAGTTTATCAAAATCTAATTCGTTTTTAATTATATAAAACAATTCACAATTAGAAATACTTGTTGCATCTAAATCTATTGCACAACCATCTATATGTTGTGATGTTGCTGCTGCACCGCTTAAATTATTATTTAATTCTAGTGAACGATAAAATGAAGTAACTAATATAGGTTCACCTACTTTTTCCCTTAAAGGTTCAAATAACTCATCAGCTAATATTTTCATATTTGATAATGCTTCCTCTGTAGGTGTGTTATCTATATCTAATTTTTTTGCAGTTGCAGAACCAAATGCTTCTTTCCAAGATATGTGTTTACTAAAATTGCTTTTTTTACTTTTTGTCATAATATTTAATTTTGTTGAACTCTGTTTGATATATCTATCAATGCCCTAAAATATGTTTTTTCTTCATCAGCATCTTCAATATATGAAATACCTTCGATATTAAAAGTATAAACATTAAAATCATTAGAACTTAAATCAAAATAATCTGTTTTGCTTGTTCTAATTAATTGTAATATACTATTTACTATTGAATTTGCTTGCAATTCTCCACCATCATCAGATAAAAAAGATGTTACAACTTCTATTCTTGTTACACACTCTGTAATAAATGATGATTGATTGTTGTCAATGTTTGATTCATCATTTGAATAAACTATTATATAAGGTTCATCTTGTGTGCTAGGAACTCTATTATAAACTGGAACATTGCTGCCACCAAAACTTACATTGCCGTTCAGTCTTGTAATTATTTTTTGTCGTATGTAATGTATTACTTCTTTCATCTTCTTAAAGTTCTCTGTATTTTTGTTTCAATGGTTCTTATTGTTCTTTTGACTTCAGCTAAAATATTTTTAATAAATTATTCTTGTTTTTTTTGGTTTTCTGTACCAAATTCTAAAAACCCTGAATATGGAGCATCTGACCTTACTGCTTTACCATCCCATTTAACATTTAACCTTAAATTACCTGTACGAAATGGTGCATCTTTTTTTACCTTATATGCAGCATTTAATCCACCTCTTTGTATTTCTTGATAAAATTTAACTGCACTATATGTTTTTAATTTGTTTATAGCAGAATTGAGTTGTTGAACATCACTTCTATCTACATTTACGTTTATATTCATAATTAATCTCTTTTAGTAGCAATCAATTTGGTGTAATATTTATAATCGGCATCATACATATCATTTATTTGATATAATCCTGATATGTTTTCTATTTGCAATAAATCAGTTGTCAATATTGTATCAGCAGTTTTTTTTCTAACTAATAATTCTATTTGTAGATTTCTTTTCTTACGACCATTTTTACTAGTAATTTCTCCATTAGTAAAATCTACTTTAGCCCATATTGTACTCTGTGTTGCATTAGTAGATGTATAACCACCAAAGCCATCGCTTGATTTTGTTTGTCTTTTAATTAAAACTCTTTTATCTAATTTACCTGCATTCATTATATGAACATTGTTTTATAACCACTTAATGTGTTTTTTACACTTGTTGGTAATTCAGTCATAGCGCCTTTTATATAATCTGTTCTATTGTCATAATAACTTGAAACCAATTGTAATATTGCTTGAATCAATAAACTATCATTCATTCCTGATGTTGTGTAACTGACAATAACTTCCTCGCTAGGTAAACCATCTAATTCAATTATTGTATCATCTAACCCATACGTTGTGTAATCAGTTGTAGCGGTACCATCTACTGTTATAGATTGTATTGAAGTAATAGGAGAAAAAGGTAATACAAATCTATCATCTACACTTGCTAAATAAAATTGTCTTGTTTTTGCAACAATGTCTTTTGTAATATAATTTTCAATAACTAATCTCGCTTCAGTCACCATCCTTCCAATTATAGTGTCATCAGAAGATGTATCAACTCTCATATAATCTTTTGCATTAGTTGTTGAAACTATTTCCGAGCCTGTTGTGGCAGTAATTTTTATTTGTGTATGAAATTGATTCAACTGATTACTCCTGTATGCTTTCATAATTTGTTAATTTATTTAACACAAAGATAAAAAAAATGCACCATAATTATTTTATAGTGCATTTTTAAAAGAAAAGAAGAAAAAACATTAGAACCTTTTAGTAGGTTCTATATAAATTCAAAGTTATTAAAAAATTTCGAATAGTCATTTGTTAGACTTAATCTTACTGATATTCTTTTACCATCATTTTTAAAAATAAAAAAACCATCAAATTTTTCAACCCATATAGCAAAATAATCTACATCTATTTTTTTATAGTTATGTTCCCATTGTATACCTACAGTCTTTCTGTGTTTTTGAAAACCTTGTGTTGTGGATTTAATTTGAATACGATACATTGATTCTCCTGTATCTGCTATGCAATCATAAAAAGAAGTGTGGACTAAAGGGTAAGAAACTTTTATATCTCGTTTAAGACATTCAATACCGAATCTATATTCAGCAATACAACCTTTTGCATTGGAATCCACAAAACTAAGGTATAAAAAAAAAGTGGTAATGTTACTAATGACTAATTAACACACTACCACTTCAAACAAAAACTAAATGAAAAACACTCACTCACGAGATTCAATCTCTATGAGTTTGTTCTTTATTTGTATTATCCTTTCTAATATAAAAGAATAATCATCACTATTTAATTTATCAATATTATTTCTTAAAACATTATTTACAGGTTTTATTAAGTCAGTAATCTTTGCCATTATCTTATAATAATTCTATAATATCTTTGATATTTTTTCATAAAATATAATTTTCGCTTCATTAAATTGATTGTTTTTTCATATTGTCCTTTTTTACATTTATCAATATTTAAAGCAATACTACTAATCTGTTCACGCAATTCCCAAACCCGAGTGCCAACATATTCTCTATGCTTTGCTTTTCTGTTATATAATAATCCTACAATTCCTGATGGTTTTAAATCTATTTTCATTTACTTATTATTACTTATTATTACTTATTATTACTTATACAGAAAATATTTGAGATATTAAGTATAAAATACAAAACATTCCAATTCCAGTTATTGTATATGCTATAAATGTTAATGCTTCTAATATTTCTTTTTTATTCATAATTTCTAATTTTAAAAAGGTGCTGCCCTTTCGACACGTTCTCTATATGGGTTATCAGCACCTGTATTGTTAGTAATTATGTATAAATATAACACTTTTTTTTTAATAAATAAAATATTTTTACACTTTTTTAATAAATTTTAATATTTATTTAATAATAGGGTATAAAAAAAGGGGTGATTAAACCCCTTAATTTAATTTACTACTCGATTACTTATGCAGTTTCAAGTGCTGCTTTCGCAGTTGTGAATGTACCTTGTACAATTGCATTTGGTTGGTAGTTAGTTAAAGCAACTCTTTCAGATACTTTAACAGTTACGAACCCATCTCTGAAGTTAGTAGAATCTTCTCTTGAAAATTCAACAGAAAGATTTTCTCTAATCCAAAGCTGTGTTGCTTGATTTAAATCTCCGACTAGAAACTTTCCTGCAGTTACAGCCGTGTTAGCAGTAACAGGAACTCCCATAATAGTTGGTGTTAAACCAGAATATATTTGATTTCTCAAATACTCGTTAGTTGTCGCTTTTAATAATGCGATTTTATGCATATCAGTTGGATTAACTAAAATAGCACTCGGTTGATAATTCGACAAATTTAACTGGTTTATTGCAGCAAGTAGAACATCATATTCATTTGCTGATTCAACTGCGTGGTAAAAAGCACCAGAAGCACCAGTTACAAATGCAGCACCATCAGTAAATAATCCATCAAGATTTGGTGTTGAACCATCTCCGTTTAGAATTTCATTATCTTCAATTGCCAATACTTTACCAGGAACTCTAGCAGAAAGGTAAGATGATAATTGTGGTGTATCAGCTAACATTTCTTCTGTTATTCTCATAAAAGTACCAATTTTTTCAACATTTACTGATGTTGCAGTAATATCGAAATCAGATTGAGGAAGGGTTGAACCTTGTGCAGTAGCAGCAGCGCCATCATCATAAGCAGATTCTTTTGGGAATCTAATTGTTTGTGCATCTGTGCTTCCATTAGGAATTAAATTTCTAATGTTTACGCTTCTTGAAGGGTCGTATTTGAAATCTGGAATAACTGTTTCTCCGGCAACAACACCTGAATAGGCATTGGCCATAGTCATATCAGCAGCTTTCATATCGAATTTCGCAGCGTTTGAATTTCCTTTTAATAATCCTTCAATTACACCTTCATTAAGGCTTTTAATTAAAGAACTTTTAAATGTAGTTGGTTGATTTGAAGTAATTGCTTTTTTTGCAGCAACTTCAAAATTATCCAATCTTTTTGTAGCTTCTTCGTGTTTAGCTAAAAATTCATTACTTAAATTGTCAATCTCACTTTTTAATGAAGTTTCGATTTCCCCTTTAGCATTATCTTTAGCTGAATTGAAGGCTTTTTCAATTTTAGAATCAACCAAATTTCCAATCTGGTCTAATTCTTTTTTAATTTCATCGTTCATTTTTTACGAATTTAATTTATTAAACAAATATTTATAAATCTCACTATCGTTATTTTTTACCTCAATCGGCTCTGTGACTTCAATATCAGTCGGCAAAGTGATACTATCTGAAAAAATTGATTTGAGTTTAATCAGTTCTGCTTCAATAGCATAACCTAAATTATCAGATATATTACCTTTGCGAATTAATTTCACCAAGTTATCATATCTCGACAATACTTTATTTACATCAACATTTCCTTTTACATCTAATATCATTGCTTCATCATTTGCTGCTAATGTAACTGCAGAGATTTCATATAATTTTACCTCTGTTAATTTTCTAAAACAATCATCTCCATCACATCCCTCTTTTTGTAATGGTAATATTCCAACACTATTTTCAGTAATAACACCTGCTTTAATTAATTCTAAAACATCAGAACCTAATTGTGTCTTTGGTATTTTCGCCTCAAACATTAAACCTTTTGCATCTTCATATAGGTTTACCATTTTTCCAAGCGGCTTATCCATTTGATGTTGATAAAGATATTTTATTCTTTCACCATTTTCTTTAATTGTTTTAGTGTATGCACCTTTAGTGATTATATCACCATCAGAATCTACATTTCCGAAAACAGAACCGTATCCTTTTACAGTTCCTGACTTTTCGTCTATGTCCTTTATTTCGCCTATTGGACTTGTTTTATATATCATATTCATAATACAAAGATAATTATTTTAAACAATTGGAATTGGAGCACTTGCACATCTACAATTAACTACGTTAGCTGCAGAACCTGAACTATCTCCTGGATGATTTAATTGTTCACCCATTACGGTAAATTTCTCATTCATCCCCCTTCTTTGACCATTAGCCGTTATATGTGCGTTTCTTACCCTACCATCACCACCTGACATCCATTCTTTTTGTAGATTATTTGCACCAAATAAACTTGTAGCACTTTCATTGGTGGCGTAATTTGCAGCATTTACACTTTCAGTTCTTACTATTCTTTTGCCATTTGATATGCTCATACCTTTAAACTTTTTTCTTAAAACCCTTTCCGCAGCGACTTCATTTAAAGCCATAAAAGATTCTTCTTGCATATATCTTTTTAAAATTTTATTAAATTCTTTTTTACGATTATCAGATATGCTTACAATTCTTTCGCCTGCTATTGTCTTGCCTATATATGCAAATTTTTCTTCCCATATACTTTGATAACCCTCTGGATTGGCTTTCGTAATATAATCTTCGTAATGTCTATAATACCAATTTGCCATTTTAAGACCTATTGACTTGTATAAGCCTATATATAAATTTTGTAAATCTTTAAGTTGATAAAATTCATTTAAATATGGAATTCTTTTACCTACCATAAAAGTATTAATAATTTTATTGGATTCTTTATATAAATAATTAGACCAGATTTTGTCTTGTTGTTTTTCTGCTTTCTCTAATTGTGCAGTCCAATCTGTATAATAACTTTTATTTAGTTTATAAATCATTTATTTTTAGAAATATTTTTTTCCCAAGATGTTACTGAAAAGCTATCTGTTTTTTTTTCTTTCGAAACTGAATTTACTTTTTTTAAATCCTCTGCTATTAATGCATTATAATCAATATCCACGTTTTTAATTTCTTCTTCGATAATATCATTTTTCATTGGCATTAAATTAGCAG